CAAGCTGATGAGGCCAAGGCTCACGAGTAAAGCAGTTCCTTATTTGCTGTGTGTTGGCTTCTTGCATTGCTCCCTCCACAGGCTAACGAAATTAGCAAACGCAGCCTGCGTTCTTTCTTTCCAAGGCGAGCGATGTAGCTTCTTGCCACTCGCTACCACGTCAATACTCTTCGGTAATTCAGCGATCGCCTTTTCGATTCGAGCCACTGCTTGCTCGACTTCCTTGCTTGCCTTTTTGGGAGGAGGCGCTTGATTGGTTTGATGTTCTGCCACCGCTTGAATCACTTCATCCACCGAACGAAATGTCACCTCTTCTTCCACACTGGTAGGCAAATTCTCAAGAATCTCCACGACCTGAGATCGCTGTGTTTCAGGTAAAGAGGCAATCTTGGCCACCGACTCGACGGAACCTCGGATGACTCCTGTTTCGATGTTTCGTCTTGCTTGCTCTGGGATCGAATCGAGCACGCGAGTTGCTGCCTGATCGCTATAAATGACTCGTTTGTTTACGCCAGTCTTTTGTGAAACTTCCTTTACGGCCTTGTGACGGCTCGTTGGTGCTGAGTTTTTTCTCGCAATCATGTCGACCAGCATCGATCGCCAGCGAGCCAGCTCAAATCCGTTGCCGTTACGACGACCAAATTGATGACCATAGATCCACTGCTTAACCGCTTCCCGATCACTAAACGGCAAGTCGATCACCTGGAATGGTATGCCTTCCGCAATCGCGATCTGATATCGTGTGTGACCATCTACCACGATATCGTGACCTTCCCAAGCGATAATTGGATCGATCACTCGACCATCAGCAATTAGATTTTGCTTTAACTGATCAAACTCCTCGGAGCTATGAGAGCCAAGTAAATTCTTAAATTCTTCGTCGATCTGCAAGTCTCTATTCATCATGTACCTCCTATTAACGACCTAGAAGCAGCCATGCAGCTATTGCAATAATGGGCCACACCCACCACGGCGCACCCAATAGAATCAACGCACCCTGCACTAAATACGGCAGTAACCACTTAGGTATGCCGCTCGATATCTTGCGCAACACGGAAGCTACGAATGCCTTCATGTTTCGCAGCGGTCGAAACCTACGAATCGGTTTACTACCATCCTGCTTCTCGGATCGTCTCTTGAGCCAATCCCTCATTCTCTCCAGCACGATACACCTCCTTAGGGAACACAAATTGACTCGGAGCCAAAGCGTCATAGCACAGGGTTAGCGAGTCCTTCGCCCTAGTCATCGCGACATACATAAGCCGTCGCTCTTCGATAATGCCCGCCTCGCTCTTAAGGCTTTTTTTGCTTGGGAAAACACCCTCTTTCAAGTCAGCTATCACCACAGCAGGCCACTCAAGACCTTTGGCTTGGTGAATCGTCGATACCGTGATGGCTCCACTCAATTGTTCCACCTCCGGCACACGAAGCAGTTGCCCAACCGCATCCTCCATGAAGTAACCACCGTAAGATTTACTCAAGTCTTGAACTGCTCGACGATACTCTGGAACCTCTCGTATGTCGTTCAGCACCTCGCCAAAAACTAAATCATCACAGGCACATTTACTAACGAAGCTAACTAGCTTGTATCCACCTGGAGCAGAAGCTAGAGATGCAATAAGCGACTCTGCATCACTACCACGTAGCGATATCCCTACCTCCGATGCAGCAGAACGCAATAGGATCTGATGAACAGTGTTGTGTTGATTCACACCAAACAGTGTTGCTGCAACCAAAAAACTAAGCGAGCCTTCTATCGGCGTTACCGCATTAGCCTGCACACCGATCTCCAGCAGCTCACGGGCCACATGCTGTACCGTCCGATTGGTGCGGCACAGCACTGCGATGTCATCTGGCAGATAGAGCTGATCGAGCAAGCCAGCTACTGCCAAGACAGGTCGCTCTGGACAGCTAATAACCGGCTCAAACGCACCCACTCGCTTACTAACTACACCCCCAGTAGCACCAGGATTTAGCTCAATCAGTAAATTACTGGCTCTGACGATCTGCGGTGAACAACGAAACGACTGGTTAAGCGGCAGTGCAATGCAGTCCTCGCTTTGCAGGTAACCTTCGAACACCTCAGGAGCAGCATTACGCCAACTGTAAATGTTCTGGTTTAGATCGCCAACAATCACAAGCTGTACAGTTGACTGTTTAGCCAACGCCTTGATCAGTCGCCACTGTAGTAAACTCGTATCCTGAGCCTCATCCACGACGAGTAAGCGACACACACTGCGGTAGCTACCACTTTCTACGATCTCAATTGCCTTCCCAATCATCATGCTATAGTCACGATAGCTGCCTGCCTCGCAAATCGACTCATACAGACTAAGCACTCGTTCGGCTTTGCTTATGTCACCATCGATCGACTGGCCGGTGTACTCTCGCTCCTGTAGCTTGCACATCGTGTCATACAGCGTTGAGGTCGGCTTAGCTCCTGCCATGTCACAGCAGACACTAAACACATTCCAAGACCACTGAGGACTAAGCACTGCCGTATTAGCTTCCTTGCTGCTTACAATATCCAAGGCCAGTGCGTCGATGGTACTAGCCCTGACACGCTTACCAGCGTTGCCAAGACGCTCCTTAAGCTCTGTGGCCGCTCGCCTAGTAAAGGTAATGGCGATTACCTCAGTTGGTGAAACGCCTATCTCTAAATGCTGCTTAATCAGACTGACTACCGTATGCGTCTTGCCTGACCCAGGGCCAGCCTTAACAGCGACTGGCCCTGCCCCAAGGACACTTGACTCTAAAATCGAAAACTGCTGCTCTGTAAGACTAGACATTAACCACTCCAATCTGAGAGTCGAATAACAGATTATTCACCCAGTGAGCTAAGATCGTATTACCAACCTCGCCACACTGGCTCATCGCATGGACCAAGCGAGTCGTGTAGTTGTGATCCAACTCACCACCCTCCAAGAAAAGTAGGGACATCCCCACCTTGCGTACCGCATGAATCGAACGGATCAGTGCTGCACCATAGATCAATCTCTCAGCCCCACTCATACCTGAGTACAGGCTACCAGCTTCGTTCTTCACGACTAAAGATGGACGCTTACCCGTCACTGGCTCAAGCACGATCTTGCTTAATCCAATTCTCTCGATAATCGCATTGGCTCCAGCCTGGACAGACTCGATACCCACACGCAACAGCAAGGCACGATATGACTGAAGACGCTCAATAGCATGATCAAAGAAAGCATCCAAACTCTCAAGAGTAATCGCCTGCATGCGTGCCGTCTGGGCCTGTGCAACTCTCGCGTTATACGCTTGTGCCTTGGTGATTAGATCCATCACCGAACTTAACTTCTGCGAAACGACAGCCACAACGCTCTCATCGGTAGCCACATCCGACTGCGCCTCTAAGTGCACTGTCTCAGCCATCAATGCTGCGATCTTTTCCTCGCACTGAACTACTCGCTTAGCACACGTATCAACAGTCGAAGCTACGGTTAGCCTGTGCTTAGATAGCGATACTCGCAACGACTCAAACGCCGAGCGATTAATTTCGTTGACCTGATAGCCCCACTCGCTTCCTCCTTGAATCGCTTGGCTTATCAGCTCGTCAAGGTGACAATCGGCACCAATGACATACGTTCGCTGAGCAATATACTGATTCACGGCTTCGGTGAACTTCGCTGCTAAATTACACATGTCGTGATTTGGATTTATCGTTTTAATAGCCTCCAGCAGTTGACGGACATCATTGCTGAAGAACGTGCTACTAAACTTGGCATGATCAATGAAATCGGGCATGATTGTCAGCAACTGATCGACAATGGAACAAACTTCATCTATCCTGGCGATATTCGGGCTAAGGCGAGCAATATCAGCTTGACTCGACTCTAAAGTCTTTTGCTGCGATTCGACCTGCTGCCGATTGTACTCGATCGTCTGGCGAATCCTATTGATTGAACGAATGCTCTCTTGGATCTGTTGCATTCGCTGCTTCAGCTCTTTTTCCTCGATTTTCAAATCAGCCAATGGAGGGCCATCGTACGGCTTCTCATCCGACTCAATCGTTTTGAGTAATGCCCTTGCCGTACTTCGAGCTTCGCGCTGTGCTCCCGACACTGCCTCCAGAATCGCTGTGGCATGACTGACGCTGTCTGCCTCCATCTCTAGTGCAGTGCGTATCTGCGACGAGCTGCCTGTCATCCCAACGCCTTCCAGCTTATCAGCGATCGCATCGACAGCTTGCACCACATCAGCAGGCACCTTATTACTTTCGTCCTGTGGCATAATCAGCCGCCACATCTCTTCGCCAGTTAGTGCATTGAACTGAGCCAATGTTGTCGGTACATCACCAAGTATCTTAGAGACCTCGGCACTCGACACCTCAAGGCCATTGATCTTGCACACGCGAGACTGGCTGATCGTGCCGTTCTTCTTTACTGACACTTTAGCAGCAAAGACCACCTCGTCACCAACGACCTCGATCGAGCAAAAATCGCCACCCGACCGAACCAGGGCACCAACACCCTTAGAGCCCATCTCGTCGCAGCGTCCAAACACGGCATACTGCACAGCTTGCAGGATCGCCGTCTTACCACTGCGATTACCTCCACATACATACGTCACTGCACTCAGAGGGTACTCACCATCCTTGAGACCCTTTACGTTCACGACCTTGACACTTGTTAGTTTCATAGCGTAATCCTCAAATGATCCTTAACTTTATCGATCGCCTCAATCGTCACATGATCCTTAGTCAAGTCAGCAGGCGTTCTAAATCCTTCTAACTTCAATGCCGCCTTAATAAGCCCTTTCTTAGCCTCAGGCTTTTCGTCATTCTCAGGAATCTGATTGATGATCTCACGCAGCTCCGCTAACGCCTGCACCTTAGTGCGCTGTGGCTTAGCTGGCTCAGGTACATCGACCTCAACAACAGACTCATCGTCACGCTCATCGACAGACTGAACATCCTCTTCAGTCGCCTCGACTTGATCGCGTACTATCTCGACCACATCAGCATCGATCACCACGCTACCCTGCTTATTACGCTCGACCATGCTGCCGACCTTGGCAATGTCCTTATCTGCCTGCGGCCAAACGGTAATCGTCACAGTATTATCATCGTCGACGTAGTGAAGTCCCAACAGTTTTCGCATAATGTTTCTGGAGGCCATGCTATAAGCATTCCTTTCGGCAAACTTCTGCTTTTCAAGGTGCTCTCGGTAAATGCTCATTACAGCCGAGTTGCTCAAGTCAACCTCCAGCTCTACACCCATCGACACTGGCACTCTGATCTTGTCCGGTGCACACGGAGCAGCAGCTAACGAATTAACCAGACGACCCCATTCCTTAGTTGTGCCAGTTTTGCGATCGTGCCACTTAGCGAATAGATCGCTGGCGAGGTAAGCCTTAAAGTTGTAGATGAACGTCAGATCCTGAGCATGCCAATTTCCTGAGGGCCCACGGCAGGCACCTATCACTCTGAGCTTCACAAACTCCAGCATACCCTTACTTTCGTGCAGGTAGGGATTGCCGACGACTCGACCGTCGCTATTGACTATCGTGTCAGGACTCGTGAAGTAGATCCCAATCAAGCTACGAAGATAATCATACCCCTTCGCGGTAATAATCTTCTTCTGTTCGTACTTCCCGGTAGCAGCGTTGATCACTGTCATGTGATACCACTGGCCTTCGTCGGCGGACAAATGAACCTTCTTGCTGATAGCATGGATCACACCCTCGTCATTGACGCGAGCAATAGCTCCTTTACCATCCGCGCCGTACACAATCCTGGCGATAGCGTTACTCATTGGTCAGTTTCTCCATAACTTGATTGAAAAAGTTAGCATTGAACTCTGGAGTAGAGTCAAACAAAATTGCTCCTGCTTGATTACCAAGTTCCTCCCAAACGATTTCGCTGGCACGACGTATCGCTGGCTTACCGAGAAACTGCTCGTAAAACTCTAGCCACTCGAAGAATGGGCGGTTGATTTCGCCACAGCGAGGGACTGACTCCGTAACAAAATGCTCTGCTCGAAGCATAAACATAGACGTACTCCTAGACGCTAAGAAAAGCGTGCTTGCGGGCGGTGGAACGCCTGCCATCCACTGACTTAGAATGATCCACGAAAGAATGGTCGTCGGTCGCAAAAGCGACTTGCCACGGGCGTAAAGATATGAACCGACTATTGCATGGTCAATACTCGGGGAGATGCCTCATTGCGACACAAAAAGGCATAATAGGCAATCCAGAAAATCTAGGTACTTACAACAGAACCCTCCATAAAGGGCATTCAAGGCTTGACTATTTTGCCTAGCCTGCTAGGATTCAAACAAATGTTTCGAAAAGAGAGATTAATCCAACCATAAGTAGTGGTTCCAAAAGTGGAGGATAAGGGACTTGAAAAAAATTCGGAAAATTCGGAAAAATTTATCCCCCGCCCCTCACCCCACTATCTGTGGCGTAGATTAGGAAATCCTCTCTTGGTCCTTACCTAGCGAGAATGTCCATGTTGCTACAAGAATTTTTTGAATCAATCTACACACCCCTAAAACTTCGAGGTCGCAGCAAGGAGACTGTCCGGTTGTATCGATTATCGATACGGTCTTTTGAGAAGACGCTGGGCAGAAAAGCACTCCTAAGTGACCTAACCGACCTGGAAATGGCTCGTCACTTAAGCCGAGTCGGAGCCAGTGGTCGGGCTGCTGCGACGGTTAACAAAGACAGGGCGCAGATCCTGGCGATCTGGCGTTTTGCCTGTCAGCGTGGCTATCTCCAGATTTGGCCCAACGTGCCAGCCGAGATAGAACCTAAGCGAACTCCGCAGGCTTGGCTACCAGAGGAGTTGCTTGCCATCCAGCGGACGATTGAGAAAGAGGATGGCTTTATTGGCAACGTACCAGCCAGGGATTTTTGGCGAGCTTTGTTCCTTGTCATCCTCGACACCGCCGAAAGAATAGGCGCAGTGATGCAGATAGAGTGGTCACAGCTACAGCTTCATTGGCTGACGATCCCTGCCGAACACCGCAAGGGAAAGCGGCGAGACCGGCAGTATCAGTTGAGTGTAGAGACCATGCAGGCACTAGCTCAACTGCCGAGAGATCATAAGCTGGTGTTCCACTGGCCGCTCAATAGATTGTTTCTGTGGGGTAAATGGGGTCAACTGATGAAAAAGGCTGGCCTATCGACGGATCGCAAGAGCAAGTTCCATCGTTTGCGCAGAACGGTAGCCAGTGCGTGCGATGCCATTGATATGGATGCCCAGGCCGTCCTAGACCACAAAGATCGCAGCGTCACAGAGATGTACCTTGACCCTCGTATTAGCAAGCAGGTCAGCGCTGCTGGAGTAGCACTGGCTTACATGAGAGGAAAGCCGAGCGTTAACTGATCTTCGGTCGCTCTACAGAAGTCTAGCTAGAGGACGTGTGATGTTGTGATTGAACACGACACCACACTCTTTCATAAAGTCACGCTTCGCTCCAGCATGACTGAGGTGACACAGCGATATTCTTGTGACGATACAACTGGCTCCTCGACTGTAACTGGCGAAACCGTATAGGATTGGCTACGCCGCATCGCTGAAAAAATAGTCATCATAAACGATACGATAGTCTCTACACTCTCGATGTGGTATTGCCCAGTGCAACCATAAGCAGTGTCAACCAGATCAATCACCATCGAGCCATCAGCATTCTGGGTGACATTCACGCCGACGAAGTGTTGTCTTAGGATTGACTCAACGAGACGCACCTCAGCATTGAAACTGAAGCTGCGTAGTAGGCTTTGTACTGCGCGATTAGCTGCTCCGGCAATGTGATGAGCTGTAGAATCCAAATCCAAACTAACAAACAAAGCCGTTCTCCGACTCGGCATCGTACACGTTATAACATACCCATCACGACTATAATCCCTCTGGACTGACCAGTTATAATCTCGATACACTGCACTAAGAGACGAAAGGAGATCTTCTTCGCGAGTCCTCATAGCTTCACCATCCTTGTGTTCAAATTAGGTCTAACTACATACGGCACAGAAGGCGATGACACTGCCTCTCGCTGCGACAACGGTGTGCTATCGAAGCCAAGGAAGTTCATGCACTGTATCTGCTCTTGCAGGCTACGCAAAAAAATCCGAACCTTATCTTGCGCTGCTATCGCTATCGAACAATAAATATCAATCGCTCGCTCGTAAACAATAAACCTGTTAGCCAGATAGATATCATCAAAGACCCTCATCATCGCTGAGGTGATCTTAGTGGGTCGCACTAAACAAAAACCTGTCGGCGTGAGAACGCAATAGCGGTCATAAGTCTGCCAATTACAGTCATAAAGAGACCTAGCGAAAAAAACATTAGAATCTATCGTGTCAGGCAATCGGCTAATACCGAACATCATCGGACGTGTAAAATCAGATGCCTCAAACTCTTGCGCACCCAAACCCTCTAGTTCCACACCAGACCACTGCGGCACGTATCTCGATTCATCGACAACATAAGCACTACCCTCCGGCCTTGCGTAACCAAGATCTGCGTAAACACACCAACAGCGACCATACACTTGCCTCGCCTCATCGACTGACATAACTATCTCACGAAGATACATCCTATACTCTTCCTCGAAACAGCTAATATCAAAGCGACTACTGATAGATGGCACCAACTGCTTGCGGGTACCGGAGCCAATGCAGTAATACATCTCGTGGCACGCAAGGTTGGGGCAATAAAAAAGAACATCACCACAAGACATCCCCGACCTAGCAGCTCGAAAAGCTAACTGGCGAGAGGTAAAATTGCTCGCATCACCTACGTCAGTTACATACTCGTAAAGCCGTCGCTGCGACCTAAGGTTGATGTAATGAATCATCTGTCATCCTTCTCAGATATACCTGAGCCCATCTATGCTCAATTGTTGCTATTGTTACCCATCGTGTTTACCTATTTCCTTTCGAGTCGGTGAATCCGAGGGTTCGTCGTCAAATGTTTTTACCGTGTCGTTCGTTTTGGCCACGCTGACCAAATGCGAGAGGATGATAGCTAAAGCTACCGTCACCATCGCCTTCGATTGTACCCATGACACTATCGTTCCAATAAACCTCTAGCTTTCCATCGAGCACCAAATCGCGACAATCTGTTGATCCTGGCCAAGCTTCGAGATAACTGACAAGCTCACCGATGACCTTACATTCCTCGCCGGTATGCTGTAATCGGCAAGAGGTTGCCTCGCTGACTTTTTCCTCCCACCGATCATTTAGTTTTTTCACACAATCCAAGCACCATCCCGAATCAGAATGGTCGCAGTTCTGTAAATGAGGCATTGTCATTACCTTCTTCCTTTTTCCTTCCACCATGTTTTTCGACTAATAACCAGTGACCAATCATCGCTTGCATGTGACTTGAATATCGTTCGCATTCTTCATCGTCATCGCCAAATATCACTGTTTCCCACAACACCGGAGCAACATCACCATAGGCATGGTTCACGCCTAGATAGATCGTTGAAGCAAACTTACCGTCTTGGCACTTCGTCCCTAGAACTTGAAACCCACTGCCTGTCTGCATACCTTTTGGAAGCGAGTCTTTCCAACGGTAGTATTCTTCCAGCGTTGCCTGTTGCGGTAGCATGTTGTCGTCGAGTATGTAGTTGTACATCACACTACCTTCTTTCCGCATGGCGAACCATCGAGCCAAACCCACTCATTCAACAATTCATCGCTGCGAGTAGAGTCAACATAAAAGTAACCGTCAACCAAATCAAAACGCCAAGCAAGCCGTTCATGCTCATAAGTATCTTTTACCTTCCGCCTAAACCACCTGCCCCTCAACTCCTCCCTATCGTCCCAAGTGTAGGGAACATACTGCGGAGTTGTGCGGCGACGATAGAAGCAAGCAGGATGGAACGGATTCGACTCAAGGAATCTGTTTCGCCATTTTCGGTCCATAGAATCCCAGCACTCATCACCTTCCGCTGGCTTATCCTTGTCCGGATCAAGTAGCACCCAACCCTCACCTGGGTCGGGAGCGACATACACCTGACACATTCTCCAGCCGTGACCATTGCGACTCTCCCAGCAATGCGTATCACCACGCTCCCAACCATAAAGCTGACTCTGATACCACTTATCCGACTCCTGATCACGGAACCTAGCCACCATTGGCTGCTCCGCAATCGCATCTACCCTCTTAGCATCTCGCCAATATCGCTCTACGTACTCAGCCATACACTTCCTCTTCTATCCCTACAGCCAACACACCACCCAAACAGCCAAAAGCCAGTAGTGACAGCCTATCGTAGCGTTATCCCTACCCTACAGTCAAGCAAAAACCCACTTCCCCAACCCAAAAGCAAGCCTTGTAACGAATAACAGGGTATTTTCATTAAAAATCACTCTATCCATACGGTGGAGCAACCACACTTTTCCCTGCAAATATCGCACATTTTGACAAAAGAGGGGGTATTGTATGCACTACCTACGCTACTGCCAGGGCACTAGGAATCCAAGACCTCACAATAATTCCAGCATGTAATTTTGTGCTCATTATTTGCAACAATGTAAACACCGTTAAATCTTGCAATAAAAGTTCTTTCCATGACAAGGCAATCGTTGTCATTGCTGACTCGGCACTTCTTTCCCTTGTCCGCATCGGTTGGCACTCGCCAGCATTGCTTTGACGGATACTCAGTAGTGTTGCCCCAGTTGATGATGTCGGAACCTGGATTGATTGAAACCCAATTACCACTATCATCTTCGATTTTTTCAGTATCCGGATTGATTACCTTCAGCAACTCAAACGCCTCTTGTGGAGAGAGTTCCGTAGGCGTTGTTGTGTCTAGCCAGTAGACGCTTTCCCAGCCTTTATAAACAATATTGCAAATATCTAACTCTTTAGTGTCTTTGTGCTTAGCAATAATCATGCAATCCGAATCAAAGTGCTTGCCTTCCGGTTGCACCTCCGCCCCATCACGCCAAAATCCAGCAAATGTCCTATCCATCACTTCTCCTCCATATCCAAGATACTCACCACCAAACCAAGTGACACCGTATCCAAACTAAACCAATTCGCATTCGTAACACGAGCCAGAAGCTTATTCCGCTCAACATTCTCACGTATCTCCGCCGTCACTGGCTCCGCACGATATGGCCCCCAGTAACCACGACCAACCTTACCACGAACACTCAAATCCGCATTCAGCTCATAAGGTCCACACTTACTCCGACCACTCGGCGTAACCTTCTCAACCCTGTGAATCACGTAGTTACCAGAAAAACCAACCCTAAAAACTAACTCGTCTCCAACCTTCACCATAAAACACCTATCCGAGGAGTGTACGCGACTTCCTGGCTCCTATAAGCATGTAAGGTAGCCAATACGTAGGGACTTAACTACCTCAATGCTAACGAAAAGAAAAAGTAGAAGCAAGGATCAATCATTAACTTCCCCGGTCATCGCCATCTAAATAACGACTACGCCACAAAGGGGGCCAGATTCTATAGAGTGTAAAAATCCGGAAGGGGAAGAGACTACGTCCCCTCGGATGCTCTGGGGGTCTGGCACCCCCTGTCGTCTCTAAGTCCTTAATCTGTAACGGTTTACGTTGTTTGCTATTTTTCCGGTAGGTATCTGGTTTGACGTTTTGTAAATTGAAAACCATTAAACAAAAAAAGCGCCGAAAGGTTTCCCCTCCGGCGCTTCGTGTCGGTCGTCAAGCTGTCAAGCTGCTGTTTATTCTGCGATCATGTCTCGAATAAATGCCCCCACTCGTTCGCTGTACAGTTCATATGACAAGTGGTTCCAAACGTCTACCGATCGGACGGCGTATTCTCTGCCGATTTTAAAGCAGTGCGTTCCCTCGTATTTCCCTGGCCCTAGGTAAATTACTGCGGTCGGACAGTACTCGATATCCTCCGCTCCTGGAATGTCCAGCTTGACAACCTCGGCGCGCTCGGCTGCTGGCTGCTTTGCTGTGGGTTTCGTCTGCTTGGCTGGCTGCTTTGCTGCGGGTTTCTTCTTCTTCGGTGGCGCTTCGATGTCTGCTTCTTCATCGGCTGCTGGCTGCTTCTTCTGCTGCTGCTTGGCTGGCTGCTTCGTTGTCTGTCCTGTCTCTAAGGCTTGTCGCGCTTCAATACGAAGTTTGACGGCCTCGGTCGTTGTTATTTCGCCTGCTGCTTGAAGGTCAGCGATCTGCTTTAACGTAAACATGCTTAAGTTGTCCTTGTGTGTGTTAACTTCGTTTGACTGTCTTCGATGCTGCGATACGTTTCGCTGCGCTTCTGTACGGTTCGTCTAACTCGTCTGCGATGAGTGTCGCGACTAGTGTCGCTACCTTCAGCGCTTTCCGGTCGTTGGGGTTGTCTTTCCAAGTCCGGTAAGCTTGTGGGTATCGTTTCGCTAGGTTGTAGCGGACACGTAACCCGTTGATATGGTCTATTCGATACTCTTCGGTTGGTTCCTCCGTTGTTTGTGGGTAATCTCGGTCAAGTGGTTTCTGCTTTCGCGAGACAGTGTTCCTGCCTAGTGTTTGCAGGCTCTCCCGAATTGCTTCGGGTTCTTTGTAACCTGCATTCATGTAAGCTTGGATCGTCAATTCCAAGTCGATCCGGTCAATCCGTCTCATGCGGGCAATCCTGCCCCTTGTCTTCATTGGTCTGTCCTTTCTGCTAGTGTCGTTGTCGTGCCGCCCCTACGTTGGGTTCGGACTACTGAGTATATCGGCGTTTCGACGTTGTCAAGTCCGCCACCCTATACCGATTTGGCCAAAAATTTTCGGCATTATCAAGATAACTGTTTGTCTGATTTTATCAGGC